TTCGAGTGTCAGTTATCTAAACGCCACAGGGGGCTTAAACGCAGATCAGCCTAGTAACCTCTCCTTGAACGATGTAAACAACATCGAAACCATTCTTCTTGGAAATGATGCCCTTAGCATGCTTACAAGCTTAGAAGCGACTCTAAAGTTTGCTACAGGTGGCGTGAGAGACGCTTTTATTGCTCTTGCAAATACAAACTTAACTGCCGATCTTCAAAAAGTTCAAGGAGTATTGCTTAAATCAGCATACCCAACACAAGAGGGAATTAGGCCAGAAGAGTATTGCTCTATTTCTCGATTCCGTTTCTTTGTTTCTTCTAAAGCTGCAAGGACACCCGGAATTTCGTTGAAGGGAAATACTGTCTATACAATCCCTATGTATGGCCTTGAAGCAGCTGCAAAGATCGAGCAGAACAACTATACAGCCGTCATTGGATATAGACCTCCTTGGGTCGTTTCATCCGTGGCACAAAACAGCCAATTGTATGCCAAGTTTGCAATCGCTCGTGCGATCACAAACCAAAACTGGATCTCCGGTTTGAACGTAACGACATTCCAACCATCATAAAGGAGGTTTTAGTATGGCTTTTACGATCGTAACGCAAGGCACATTTAAACAGCCTGCAACTGCTGTTAATCAAATAATCCCACTTCCTAGCGGAGCTGATTATTTTGTCACTACTAATTTAACCAAAATGGCCTCCGCTTCGACGACTGGATGCGTGAGAGGTGAATGGTTCGGCGGTGGTGAGACTACGACTGGATTTTTATCAAAAAATGATGGGCTGCAATGGTCAAAATCATCAGGCAATGCAATTTTGATTGAATCCTTTTCTGTTGCTGGCGTTGCTGGATTTACTTACGTCAATAAGTACCCAGATCCAGAAGCAGCGTTGACAGGTACTACAATCACAAATGCTAGTCCTGCCGTTGCTACAGTAACTAATACGTATTCAGAGGGTGACACAGTCATCATTTATAATGCGGTAGGAATGCAGCAAATTAGCGGAATGGCCTTTACCATTTCTAGTGTATCTGGCTCCGGATTTACCCTTTTAGGATTAAATACTCCCGGATCAGCAGCGACATCTTTTAAAGTTCGTAGGATCGCTCCTTTTGCTAGAGTTGAACCGCAATACTTATATGTAACTGCGATCACTCAAGCAGTCGGCGCACAAGTAACGGTTTCTCAAGCGAATCTTGTATATCTAGGGCAAAAACTTGGGTTTACTATCCCCGCTTCTTACGGCATGGTTCAGCTCAATAACTTCTATTTGCCTCAAAACTTGCCAGTGGTCGTTACCAGCATTGTGGATGCATACAATTTCACAATTAACGTAGATACCACCGGATTTACTGCGTTTGCTTTACCAGCAAGCTCAGGCTCTCCGACAACTCAATTGTTTGCCACTGTTGCACCTGCGGGTCAATCTACTCAGTATAACCCAATTACTGGGGTTCAAACCGGATATAACTTCAATCAGATCCCGTTTCACACTGGTCAGTTTATTCCGTACATGTATTTGCCTGCTGGCGTGGGCTCACCTGCTGGTCAAGCAAACGAAACGATCATGTGGCAAGCTTACAAAATGGAAACAGGAACTATTAACGCACCTGTCCCCAGTTAGTCTGTAGATCATATTCCCGGATCCGGGAATATGATTGTCATCTATATGTGGTGGGGTGGGGATAATGTGTCCCCATCCTTTTAAAAGGAGATATATGGCTGATAAATGGATACAGAAGGCTATTACAAAACCGGGATCATTAAGAAAATCTTTACATGTAAAGAAAGGTAAAGATATTCCCGAATCCAAGTTAAAAAAAGCCGAACATTCAAAAAATCCAAAGACTAAAAAAAGAGCGGTTTTAGCTGAGACGCTCAAACATTTAAAAAAATAATGGCCAATCAATATTTGCCTCCAGTTATCCAAATTCCGAGTTCGTTGCAGATCACGGCAATCACTCAATCCTCTCCGATGGTTGTAAGCGTAGAGATAGCCAATCCAACGACAGAAGCAAATACCTATATCGTCGGCATGGCTGTAAAGCTAATGGTTCCTGTGACCTACGTGATGATTCAAGCAAATAATTTGGTCGGAACAATCATAGCAATAAATGGATCTGATTTTAGCTTGAACATAGATTCATCACTTTTCGATCCATTTGTCATTCCTTCGGGAAATGTCGAACAGCCCGCAACAATAGCGCCAAATGGCTCGCGAAATCTTCAATATAACAATTTTACAGATCAGGTTCCGTTTCAGAGCCTGAATAACATAGGAAATTAAATATGACACAACAACTCATGATGTCTACAGCAGGCGGCGAACTGCATGGCTTAATCAACACTCTTACTAATAGCGTACCTTTTGACGAGTTTAAAGGATTTAAGCCTGAACACAAAAAAGAACTTGAAAGACAGAGGAAGGAAGATGCCCGAATTGTAAAAGCTGAATATTTGAATTCAAGGGGAAGGCACGAACGTCTAACAAAACCCTATTGTAAATATGCAGGCGATCCTATTCAAATTTGGCATTTTATCCCAGGGAAGGTTTACGAAGTCCCCTTAGGTCTAGTCAATGAAGTTAATGATAAAAATAAGGCGATGCCGAAGAGAGCAGGCTTAGTAAGCCTCGACGGAAACCCCGTTAAGAAAGATGAATCGCCCCTAGAGCGGGATGAAGAAGGGGATTGGTTACATAAATTTATTGCGGTCGGCTTCTAATGTAAATCGGCTTTACAAGGTTCACTATGACTCCCGTTGTTCAAGCAGATACCACTTACGTGGCGATTGAAAAAAAAGTAAGAAGGCTCACAGCATCAGCTAGTGAATCGTCATTATCAAGTGCTGATATACAACGGGCTGTAAATTTATTTTATGATACTGATTTTCCCTATGCGATCAAGATAGATCAGCAAAGATCAGTATATAAGTTTCTAACCATACCTAACGTTGATCGCTACCCAGTTGACGTTAATAATATGCAGGGGTTTCGTGCCCCTGTCTATTTTCAAGGCATACAAGGCAATTTTTTCAAGAATCGCGACCTACTTTTTAATCTATATCCACGATATCCCACCCAATTTCAAATTGGAGTGAAAACAATTTCTGGAGTCATCACAGGTATAGAACAGCCGTCAAATCCTACACAAATAACTTCGCCTAATCATCAATTAGATACTGGAGCAATGATAACCATTTCAAACGTGGGCGGAATGGTTCAGTTAAACGGAAATAATTACACGATTACGGTTATTGATCCTAATACATTCACACTAAATGGGATTGATAATACATCATTTGGTGCGTATACATCCGGCGGTACATGGATATCAAGCAATCGTACTACATCTTTTACCTTGTTCGGAAACAATGTAAACCCGTTTCCTCAACCCAATTTTGGCATATTAAGCACACAGGTTGTAATAGGAGGAATAGACATAAATGGAAATCCTATTCGAATTATTGACGATGGGGGTGCAGTTGTCAACGGAAACGGAATTGGCTCCAACACTACCACCGGACAACTCTTATACGTTCAACAGAATACTGTTGGAGATAATGTCTATCTTGATACAAACAATATACAGCAACCTGCCATTCCAAATTTAGCCCCCTTGGGCGGACAGGTTAACGCAAATTCGATACCGCCCCCTAATCAATATTCTACTCCTCCCCTTCCCTCATCTTATCAGCCTTACCCTCCTTCGCCATTGACCCCTCAATATTGCGGTACTGTTAACTATGTCACCACCGAATTTTCAATCAATTTTCCTGTTGCTCCGGCGCCTGGAACTATGATCAATGTATGGGCAGCGACATACCAAGTAGGACGACCCTACAATCTATTATTTTGGAATAACGAATTAACTATCCGGCCAGTTCCCGACAATGTTTATCTCTGTGAAGTTGAAGTTTTTCAGACACCATCGCAATTTTTGAATACTAGCGATAGCCCAATATTGAATCAATGGAGTCAATACATAGCGTATGGCGCAGCGTGTGAAATATTACGCGATCGTCAAGACATGGAGGGCGTGCAAAATCTCATGGAAGGATT